AGGCGGTGCTTGCTTTGGTTCGCTCAGTTGGAGGAGCAAAGGGCAATAAAACCCCAGTAGACCCCATCGTTGCTGAGGCACTCAAGTCTATATTCCTCCCCGTGTTGGATTACTACGTACGTAATTCAAGCACAGTAAAGATAGGACAGTAATGGCTACACCATCACCAGATGCTATCAAGGTATGGATGACGCAACATCCAGGTACCACTGCTGCTCAGGCTATTGCTGCTTTAAGTACTCCTAATACTCGTATTTCTATTGGCAGTGTACCTACGGCTACGCCTACCCCTACATCCTTGCCTACCGCTATTGGTATCAACGGCAAGCCTTTGGGCAACAAGCCTGGCTTAACGCCAGCACAACAGATTGCTGCACTTAAGATTGTTAACCCTGATGACGCTGCTAGCATACTTCAGCAAATCAAGGACATGGCTCCTCCTGTTGACCCTACTGCTACTAAGACATCTGGTACCGGTGGTACCACAGGCGGTCCTGTAGCCATAGGCGCAGACATGAATTCTGGTGCAAACTACAGCAATAACTATGCTGCTGATTTCACTGGTGGTGTCAGTGGTTCAACCCCACTGCAGATAACCACCACAGCCAAGGGACAAACGGTTATTACCCGTGCCGATGCTGCTGGTGCCCTGCATCAAGTGGTCATTATTCCTAACCCAAGTGACCCTACCCGCTACATGATTTCAGATGTAGCTAATATCCCTACGCTTGCTAACCAATATGTAGCAGCTAATGGTGGTATTGCTGCGGTTAAGCAACAGTTAGACAATGGCAAGTGGTTCGCTAACCCTCGCGCTGCGCAGACTTCTGTTACCAACAAGAACACATTAGACGATGCATTCTATGCAGCGTTTACTCGTATGATGTTGGCTAATACTCTGACCAACTACAACCTTGGCAAGGGTGGATACCAGTCTCTTATCCCCATTACTCAGACCCTTACTGGTCAGCAGGTAGGCGGTTTAGCTGGTACTCGTAACTCTACTAACTACACCATTACTCCTGCTATCACTGCAGATAAAGACATCAACACCTTTATTCAGCAGAACCTTGGTCGTCAAGCCACAGCCAAGGAGCAGGCAGACTACCTCAAGACTTTGAATGATTACGAGAAGGCACACCCTGACCGTAAGACTGCAACCACAGACCAAGCTGGCTTTGAGAAGACAGCATTTAACTATCTCGGTGCTACTCAGGCAGACAAAGATGCTATCAAGGTAGCACTTCTGCATGATGAATTAGCAGCCAAGGGCGTTAATGCTGATGCTATCTCAGCTAGTGGTGGTGCTATTGCACAGGGTATGCAGGGTATTCAAGAGACAGCAGCCAAGTATGGCTTGGGTCACATGGATAATGTGAATGCATTGGGCGCCATCATTGACGCCAGCAAGATAACTGCATCCAAGATGACCAACGCAGATACCTTGGCTCTCATGAATGAAACCCTTAAGCCCGGCGGTAGCGTAGACCAGATTTATACCAAGCTCAAGGAGCAAGCCAAGCTTGCTTACAAGCCACTGGCTAACTACATAGATGCAGGCGGCACAGTCAAAGACATTGCCGACCAGTACAACTCCATTAACCAGAAGGTTCTTGAGACTGTATCACCTGCCGATGTATTTAACCCAGACATCCAGAAGGCACTACAAGGAGATGGCAAGGGTAACCTCATGAGTCTTAATGATTACACCATCATGCTGAAGAACAAGCCTGAATGGATGCAGACTCAGAACGCTAAGGAAGAAGCGGCTAACTACGCCAATACAATCCTTAAGTCCTTTGGGTTGGTGGGATAATGGCTAGAAGTTCAGAGTTCGGCGGCGCTGCCGCAATAGAAACACCAGCTTCCCCTTCTTCTGCTGCTGCTCCTGTTACATCTGCCACGGCAGCTGACTTTGCGGGAGCTATGAGCTATACCCCTGAGTCTAATACTCAAGCCACTACAGATGTAGCTACATACAATCCAGACACAGGTGTCACCACCGATAGTGGTGGCAATACAGTGACCAATGCTCCGGGTTCTAATGCCCCTACTGTAGACCCAATGGTTAAGCTGCAGTTGGATGCGAACAATGCTGCTCGTCTTGATGCACTGAGCTTGCTTGAGGACACCTTTAATGCTTACGGATTGTCTAGCCTTATCCCTACTATCCAAGGGTTCATGACTGGCAACATTGGTGCAGGAGAAGCTACCTTGCTTCTCAAGCAGACCGATGCATACAAGCAACGCTTTGCTGGTAACATCACTCGCGTAGCCAATGGACAGAATGCATTGAGTGAGACAGACTATCTTTCACTAGAGAACCAGTACACAGACTTGATGTCTCAGTACGGTGTAAAGAATCTTGCTACCCGTACACAGTTTGCTACCTTGATTGGTAACGATGTCTCTGCATCTGAACTCAACTCACGCCTTGACTTGGCAGTGAACAAGGTACAGAACGCAGACCCACAGGTACTTGCTACCTTGAAGTCATACTACCCAACAGTCAGTAACTCTGACTTGGTCAGCTACTTCCTAGCACCGGGTGAGACTCTACCTCAACTACAGCAACAGACCCTTGCTGCTCAGATTGGTACCTACGCTACCGAGCAACTTACACCGGGAGCAACCACACCTGAGATTAGCCAAGCACGTGCTATGCAGATTGCACAGTCTGGTGTTACTGAGTCTCAAGCCAAGACTGGCTATGAGACCATCGGTGTCGAGCTACCAATTGCTAGCAAGCTAGCCACCATCTATGGTGCATCTGGTATCAACTATGACCAGACTGCAGCTGAAGCAGAACAGTTCGGCTTAACAGGTGCGGCGAGCGCCGCCCGTGCTAAGCAGCAACTACAAGAACTTGAGAAGGCACAGTTCGCTGGACGCTCTGGTGTAGCTGGAGCAAGCGCAGCGGCTGGATACACCGGCTCATTGGGTAAGTCAATCCAAGGCAAGTTCTAAATAGATTCCCGTGCGGACCGACCGGCCCCGTACGGCGTATAAGAAACCGGTAGTAGAAGCCAGCCACCTTTCCCCGAGGGTGAACTGAGGTCTGCGATACAACAAACAGAATGGGAGAACGGTTGCTATGGCAACAAACACTGACTACGAAGACGACTTCGATGACCTCGAAGAAACTTCTGCACCAGAGGACAACAGTAATCTGGTGAAGCAACTACGCAAGCAGTTGCGTGAACAACAGAAAGTAAACAAGGACATCTCTGAGAAGTTTGAGTCGCTCTCAAAAGCTCAGAAAGAACGAGTCGTTAAGGAAGTCTTGGAAGCTAAGGGCGTCAACCAAAAGGCTGCCCGCTTAATCATGAAGGACTTGGAAGACGTTAACGAGGAGACAGTCTCGCACTGGCTCGATGATAACGGCGAACTGTTTGGATTGAGTAAGCCAGTTGAGGTAGACCCTCAGCAACAACTTGACCGGGCTGCCCTACGGCAGCAAGACCTTGTCACCCAAGGTGCATTGTCACCGGACAAATCGCTCGATGCGATTCAGCGAATCAACGACGCAGGTTCTGCGGAGGAGATTATCGCAATGATTCAGTCGGGCAACTTTTAATCAACCGAATCTAACATCCTCATAAGGAGGTGCAACACATGGCAAATGCATATACAAATACTGGCTCCACCTCTCTTGGTGGTACAGTTGGTGCAGCTGGTCTCGTACAAAAGGCTTATGACCGCCTCATCGAGTTCGCGCTCCGTGCACAGCCACTTGTCCGCGCAGTAGCAGACAAGACCCCTGCTCGTCAGAGCATTCCGGGTTCCTCAGTTGTATTGCAACGCTACGTTGACTTGACTCAGAAGACTTCGTCTCTTACTGAAACAGTTGACCCAGATGCAGTAGCACTGGCTACCCCAACCTACACAACCATTACTCTTCAAGAGTACGGTAACGCGGTACTTGTTACACGTGCATTGGAACTCTTCAGCCTTGCTGATGTAGACCCAGCCGTTGCTAACATCATCGCCTACAACATGGCAGACTCTGTCGATGTTCTCGCACAGAACGTTCTTGCTACAGGCGCAAACGTATTGCGTCCTAACGCACGTACTTCTTCTGCAACTGTTACTTCTTCAGATACCTTCAACTCTGCATCAGCTCGTAAGGCTGTTGCTAAGTTGCGTTCAAACAAGGCTATCCCTCGTAAGGGTAACCTCTACTGGGCAGGTATCCACCCAGAAGTTGCACACGACCTTCGCGCCGAAACAGGCGTGGGTTCATGGCGCCAGCCACACGAGTACCAAGCAAATGATGAGATTTGGGCGGGAGAAATCGGTACCTACGAAGGTGCTTTCTACGTAGAGTCTCCTCGTATGTTTGCTAACAAGTCAGGTGCAAACCTTTCAACAGTAAGCACAACCACCACAACATCACAGGCTTCGGGAGATACCACAATTACTCTCGCATCTACCTCTGGTATTGCTGTTGGTGACTCTGTTGCTATCACTGGTGCTGCTACCGGAAACGTCATCACTGCCATCTCCGGTTCAACTGCAACTTTGACAACAGCTCTCGCTGCTGCTATCACCTCTGGTGTTGCAGTAACTGTTACCCCTGTGGTCAAGGTGTTCAACACCTACTTCGCTGGACAGCAGGCATTGGCTGAAGCCGTTGCCGAAGAGTTCCACGTCGTCATCGGACCAGTAGTTGACAAGCTCATGCGTCACCGCCCATTGGGTTGGTACGGCGTTGCTGGCTGGTCAATCTACCGTGATGAGGCTCTCTATCGCATTGAGTCTACATCTTCAATCGACTTTCAATAATAGTTAATTGACTGTAAGGCTGGGAACGGCGAACACGACCCAGCCTTATGGTGAGTCCACTATTAAGGAGTGACATGACTAAGTATTACTTCACAACTCCTACTACCTCTGAAGGACCAGCAGGTGGTGGACGTTTGTTTATCCGCTTTCGCCTAGAACGCGGCATCACTGTCTATCGGCAAGCTGGCAAATGGTACGAGATTCGGTACCCAACCGAAGACCAGACCAGCGCAGCTGACCCGGGTTGGGTTTTCTACGGTGGTTACAAGAACTACATTACTGATGAGCAAAGGAAGGAACTCATTGCAGCAGGATACGGAAGCTACATCTTCTCAGAGTAAGTGCGACCTTGAAGGTCACATCACCAAGCTGGTGAATGTCAATCTCTTT